GTTGAATCCAGAGGGGAAGTTGTTCATATGCCAGTTGGAGTCTACCAAGTAGATCTCTTGCAGTAGACAATTTGTTTGCTAGGATGCCAACGTTTACATTGTCATTAAAAAGTATATAGTGCAAAAGGTATGATACACAGGTAGTAGACTTACCAGTCTGTCTTGGTAATTTTGCTATATTAAATCTATGTTCGTGAAATGATTCTATGAGTTCTTGCTGAAAATCCCACATCTTAAATGGAACTATACCCTCATCCAAAGAGATGATCTTAATATAGTTCATAGCAAAATATACAGGATCCTCTTTACACTTGAGGTATTCCTGTATTTGATGTTTAGTAAATTGTATTTCTGTCCCTACCTTCTTAAGGTTAGGGTTGCCCAAATAAAAATCTTGACTCATTCTGAATTCATCTTCAAGTAATTTTCAGCTTCCTCTCTCGTATCAAACCAATGCAGTCGTCTATTCAATTGCACTTCGTACTTATGTGAAATAGGATCTTGTCCTATCACACCTTCGTAATCTTTCCAATCAAGATCTAGAAGATCTTCCGATACCATTGACATGAGACTTCTCCTCTGCTTTGATTTCGTATTCTAACATTGAACGTAGAATAGTTGCACGAGTTGTGTCATTGAATGCTTCTAGAACTCTAAGTTCTGCTTGCATTTCTTGAACTCTAGACATATTTAGTCTCCTATAATTAACAGTTCCAAGCACGAAGTGATTTGTTTATACGACTGTCAGGATCCCTAGCAGTCTTAGCACTCGTCAGTTTTTTCTTCATGCCTTTCATTCTAGCACAAAAACTTGCTCTTCGCTTATTACCTTTCTTCTTACTTGGTGCTTTCAAATCACTACCAGGATTTGCTCTCTCATATGATTTACGTCCTTTCTCATTTAAACCACCAGATTTATTTTTACCTTCCTTTCTCTGCCATGCTTCTTCGCTGACTTGATCTTGTGGGAAGTTAGGAACATCAGTTGAACCTTCTACTCCTTTTGCTTTCTTTTTCTTATTCTCTTTTTTCTTTGCTGCCTTGTCTTTAAATTCTTCTTTAGAATCTCCTGCATAGAAGTATGTCTCATTCTTTACAAGATATCCATCTTCTCTTTCGTGATAACCTTTAGGTATTGGTTTGCACTTTTTATCTTCTCTACAATAATACATACCATCACCACAATCCTTAGACTCTGTTGTCAATACTACAGGTCCGTCAGTTGGATCTGACTCATGGAATGATATTACTCTACAACCAGGATACATTTTATCACACAGTTTCTGTGCCTGTGGTCTTTGCATCTTAGAAAGATTTGCCCTGTATGCTGTGAAAGTAAACTGCCTACCTCTCCATATAAGAGAGATAACATAGTATCTTCCGTACATAGTTGGTATGCGTGTTGCCATTATCTTGTAAATGCTATTTTACTTACTTTAACTGATGATCCACCCGCTGATGCTGTTAGTGTATCAGTTGGATCTTTTTCCATTACCACCACTGTTCCATTAAGGACTGTCATACTACCAATGGTATTACCACCAGAGTCTTTCCTTGTAATTACTGATACAGCACTATGTCCGTTATATAAACGAACTAAAGTTGCAAGAGTAACATTGGATGCAGAGGAGAGATCCGCTTCAGCTGCTAATACTTTGAATACCATGATAGAATACTTCCTTTACTTTTTTATTTATCTTTCTTCTTACTTGCCTGTTTAAGCATCTTTTGTAGGTCAGCAGTGCTACCAATAAACAATGAATTGTTAGTTACTGTTGTTTTTTTACTATCTTCTTTGACATCCTTTTTGTCTTTCTGCAGTGCCATAAGTTTGTCAGCAACGTCACCAACATTTTTAATTAGTTGTCCTGCAACTTCATATGCACGCGGGTGATCAGATGACATGGCAAGGTCAAGTGCACCATTGACTGCTTCTTGTCCTTTGTCAATTAGAGAATACAAATTACCTCTAGCATATTCATAATCACTATCAATATCATCACCTTTCTTAAGATGAAGTTTGCTTGTTTTAGGTACAACTTCTGTTTTTGTAGATTCTTCTACGACATCAAATGCTTTATCTAATCCTGACATGTCTTCGTTACTCATAATAAGATACCGTTTCACTGAATCCAAAGTCATCACCACCTGTTAGTAGGTTGTCATCATCAACATTTATGATGTCAACTGGTGTTCCTGCATTTGCAGCAGCTGCTTTAGTTCCGTTTTGTGCTCTACGAACTGATAGTTTGTTTGGAGATGTTTTACTCTTTACATACATCACTTCATTACCAATCTCAATATATGACTGAGTTGGTATGTTGACGTAATCTACAACCTCGATAGTAAGATTTCTTGCAGAAATTGCTCCTGCAAGTTCTGTAGTTCCATCTTGGTTTTGATCTGTAAGTGCCTTTGGTGTAACCTGATATGCAACCTGTCTTGTAGTAGCAACGTCTTTCATATCTGTGTATATGTCTGCCTTTGCTTTCTTGATTGGTGCTTGAGATCCTACAGGTCCGAAGATATATGCCTTGACTGTAAATTGCATTGTAATCAAAGTAATCTTCTTCTCATCAAAAGATCCTTCATAGTCATCACTATAATTGATGCTGTTCAATATAATAGGAACATCCCTAAAGTCTGCCATATCATCAACTAACTTAATAGTCATCTGATATGATGGTTGGAAAATAGGAACTATCTGTTCTGTTATTTCTAATGCTTCGTCGTTTGTTTTTGATATAACATTAAGCTCAAAGTCAATGTTATAAGGGACAGGTGTAAATTGTTTTTTAACCGCATTCGCTGTATTTGCTTTTAATGTTAGAGTTGTTGGTGCAAGTTTTCTAGAACTATCATATGATATTCCTGTCATCTCAAATGACAAACGTGGAACTGTGATCGCAACCTTCTGGTTTAGATCTGCCTGTTGTTCTAGTCTTGCTAAAAATTTCTGTCGAGGACCGTATGCCAAAGGCACCTTCATCCTACTGTATACTGAACCGTCTTTATTTTCTTTTCTACATTCTATGTTATTGAATAGTGTACCAAATCCAATAACACACTTTCTAATAATTTTATTGTACGTGTATGCACCTAACATTATACTAATCCAAATGGGTTGCCTTCACTAAAGTCAATGATATCGTCACCAAAGTTTTCAAAGGTTACGCTTTCTGAATATTTAGGATCAGCAGTTGCTTGCTCATCTCTATTATCCAAAACTATCTGTGCTCCAGACTCTGATCCTACAATTAACTCACCAATAGCAAATGAACCAGTGGGTGTCTTGAGTTTTACAAATCCTTCGTCTGCATTCCACTCAACTAGGTTTGCAGTTGTTCCAGTTGTGCTACCAGTAACTAATTCTGGAACTGTAAAGGCACCTGTAATTCCTGCAGGAGCAGCAGTAAACGATGCAGATGCAGAGGTATAACCACTGCCACCGTTAGTAATATCTATAAGTCTTACACTCTTATAACCTGATCCACCAGATAAAATATTAATTTCTGTCAATGTTCCATTAGTAAAAGTAGGAACTAATGTTGCTGCTATACCACCACCATCAGGTGCAGATACATTTAATGTTGCTCTATCTTCGTCATAGTTAGCACCACCACTAACTATATTGACTGCTCTAATCTGACCTTCTTTTACTGTTGCTCTAATAACAGCAGATGCAGTTGGTGATCCACCACTAACAGTTATGTTAACCATAAATGCTTCTGCAGTTGCACCCGTTCCATCTCCTGTGATAGTTATTAAAGGAGTTTCATTATATTTGCTACCATTATCACTAATGAATATATTAGTCAATGCACCACCATCTACTACAGGAGTTCCAGACGCATTAGTTCCTGCAGTAGTAAGATAGTAATGCTTGACAGTGTAACCGTAATCTACAAGTTCCTCATCACTATCAAATACATCTCCTTTCTCATCACTGTATTCAAATAGTTCTGCCTTCAGTTTATACACATAACCTTTACCTAACTGGTAAAATGGTTCTTCATGTTCTACAAATTTTATCTCAAAATAATTACTTGTTAGAGGAAGGTATATTAAATCTCCTTCTTGTGGTCTCTCAGGTGCTTGATAATCTTTATCAAGTAAAAGGAATTGTGATATAAGATCCGAGAATCTTTGTTGAGATATAATCATGGTTATCTCATCAGTCTGTGCTACACCAAACTTTGTTAATAGATCTCCACCACCTTGGAAACCATCAAAGTTTTCCATATATGCTTCTATTAAATATGCATCATTAAACTCACCAATTACTTCTTCATTAAATACACCATCCTTGAGCATAATTTCTCTAGGGCAGTATAGAACATCCATCCCAAACATTTTGAGATGTTCTTCTACAAGGTTCTGTAATAGAAACTGTTCGTTTCTAGTACCATGTGTAAAGTAAGTGGTTCTTGCCATTATCCAATCATGTCTAGTGGTGGTGTTTCATAACGAGTTAACATTTCTTCTTCTAATTTTTCTACCTTTGCCTTACCTTCGTTGTATATAAACTCACCATTCATCGTGATTCCACCTGGCAACTGTGCTCCTTGGAACTTAATTAGGTTAGCACCCCATTGTCTTTGTATAAGTGCAGACACATATCTCTTTAACCAGATGTCATTATATACATCTGTAAATTGTGTAGGATCTATTGCTCTATAACATTCTAGAACTATGAACTGATCTGCAGGAACGTCAGTCTTAAAATCTAAGTCAAGATATAATCTATCACCACGCATCTGATATCTAATCTGTTTTTGTCCTTCTAACAGATAGTAGATATCTTCCAATCTTCTATTGACCATTTCATATGTAAGAATCTCTGTTTGTGTAAGATCCCAAAGGTCATTTAATCTCCACTGATACCTAACGTCAAATAAGTTTGTGACATTCTTAGATACAAAATCAAATACCTTGACTACAGTTGTTACGTATGGTGGCATTTTGATATAGTTATTTTGTTCTTTAAATGTAAGAGTTTGATTATTAGATGTTCCAGAAGTTACAGTGGTATCAGTATCTGTAGTCATGGCATCCAACATTAACTGGTTATACTGAACTTTTAGATGAGTTCTAATGTAACCATCCATATGTCTTTCATTATAAAATTGGATAGCATCATCCACTAGATCACTGATCTGATCATCGTCTATGTTTATTTCGAGGACTGGTGCACCGTTTTGACGTAGTGCATAATCTATGAGTCCTTCTCTACTTGAAGCAATTGCCATGTTAGGTAGGATTGATGTTGAATCTAATTCTTACATAATATGTAGTATTAGCAGTCAGGTTAACAGCACCTGGCAATGTGTAAGAATTTAAGTTTGTTGAGTTACCAAGAGATTGATGAACAATACTTGCAAATGTATTTGCAGGAGAGAACTGCCAATCACTAGATGTATGTTGATATCCTGCTTTCATAGCAATAGAATTAACATTGATTGTTGGGTTAAATGCAGGAGTTATAACTTGTATTTCTGGTTGGTCAACTAAAGGTGTTGTAAAATTGACTGCAGAAGAGTATGCACTTTCCAATCCATTGTTATCTCTAAATTTAACTTGCACAGAATATGCAGTATCAAAATCTAAAGTCGATACAGGAACAGTTAGTGAGGTTAAGTTACCAGTATCACCACTAGCAAATGATTGAACTGTAT